TTCAGACCAAATTACTTGATCAGAAGTCATTGGCATTTCAGCGCCAACCATTCTTAAAAAGCCAGATAACGTTCTGTTTCCATAACGCTCTACTTCTTGTTCGTATACTTCAGGTAGATATTGTTGTGCAAAATCCACGAAGTTAGCACCTGCAGCATCATTCCATTGTAGGTAGTTGCTGTTTAATACTTCCTGTGCTTGAGATGGGACTAAATTCCCAAATTGAGGTTGTAAACTCATAATTTTTAAATTGTTTTAGTTAAATTTTTTTGTTTTAATTTTTAGTTTTGAAGAATCAGCACCACTTATTGCTTTAATTTTCATACCATTAACAAAAACACTTCCACTATTATTACCACCTTCTTTTCTTGTTTCTGTAGTAATATTTTTAGACTTAGCCACAACGTCTTTAACAGCGTCTGCTTTGCCTTGTTCATAAAAGTGTTGAGCTATAGTGTCTGCATTTCTAGCAGCATACATGGCTTTGTGATAACCTTTTGGATCTTTTAAACTACCGTCATCTGCTAAGAACTTCGTAACAAAATTTGTTAAGTCTAATTGATTTTCAACTACTTCGTTAGGGTTTTTAACGCCATATCTAAAGCTTTTTTCTCCTAAATTAAAATCGAAACCTTCGAATTCTTTATTAAAAGTATCTTTAGTTATGCGCTCAAACTCTTCACGTTGTTTAAGTCTCACTTTTTCATCTTCATTGTATCGGTTAAAAAAATCTACAGCTTTTTGTTGGTCTGGAGTAGAAGATGATTTCAACTTGATTTCATCATAATATTTATCTTTAAGACCATTTAAAAAAGTTTTAGCTTTTCCAACTTCTTCTTTATACGCAAGTTTCTTTTTTCTAATCTCGCGTTCTTCGTCCACTTGTTCGTCATATTTAAAATTATCTTCTAAAAGAAAATTAACTTCATCATACTCTAAATGTGGACGTGTATTTTTATAATATTCTCTAAGTAAAGTGTTATTATCAACATTTGAATAATCAGCGTTTAATCTAACGTAATCTTCAATAGTTGAACCAGGCACTTCTTGCATGAAGGAAACTAGCTTTTCAATGTTTTCAGGTAGTTTTTTACCTAGCACTTCTTGATCTCTAATAGCTTCTTTTACCTCTGTTTTTACTTTTTTTATTTCTTCTTTGGATCTTGGTATTTCTTTAATAACATTTTCAGCGGACCCTTTGTCTCCTTGTCCCACATCTTGCAGTTCCACCTTGGATCCCTCTTCGCGTAACACGCTTTTCTCTGAGCTTTGCTTTTGAATGGCATCTTCTTTGTTTTTTTGTGTTAAATCTACTTTAATAGGTTCTTCTTTTTTAATTGCAGCAAGATCCATTTTTATAGTTTCTTCTGGTACAATTAGTTTTTTAGGTACTTTCTTTTTAACTTTAAAGTCACCTTCCTGCTTAACAGGTTCTTTTACTTCTGTTTCTTTTGACATAATATAATATAATTAAAAATTTATAATTCTTTATCTAGGATCAAATTGTTCTAATCCAAACCCTCCTAGTCCATCAAATCCTGCGGATTCAAAACTTTGAGGTAAAGTGTTGTTTTGTCTTTGGTTTATTAACTCAGACTCTTGTGTTCCTTGTTTTTCTATTCGATTATCTTTTCTATCTTCTATTTCTTTTTCTTTTTGTGTTTCTGCTTGTGCTTTTATTTGAGCCAACTTCATATTATAGCTAAATTCTTCAGCCATAAGTTCTTTTTTAACTTTAGCCTCCTGAAGCATTTTATTTATTTCAAACTGTATTTTTGCTTGCTCAATTTGTATTGTTGTTTCAGCTAAAGCTTGTTGCTTTTGCATTTCAGCCTCTATAGCTTGTTGAGCTGCTTGTGAATTTGCTTGCGCTTGAGCTTGTATATTCGCTTGTTGATTAGCTTGATCTCTAGCGGCTTTCTTTTTTCGACTTTGTTTTAATAAAGCATTTGCTAATTTTATATTTTTAACTTGACGAATATCAATAGCGTCATCTAAATCAATACCACCAGATGCTAGTGCTGTTTGAATGTTTTGCTCTAATTGAGCTTTCATTTCATCGTCTGGTTCTAATTCTAAATATATACCAAAGTCTTGTAACGTTTTTTCTTGTAATTCCTCTAAAGTACCAGTATTATAAGACGATATAGAATCTATTAATGCAGCCCTAGTTAAAGGATAATCTAAGGCATCTGCTATTCTCAACGCTATATTTTCGCATGTTCTTAATGTTAGGTATAAACCACCTTGCATTACATGTCTTAACGCTGTATTTGAGTTTGCAGCTGCCATTTTTTGTAAACCAACTAAAGCATGTGCGTCCGGAGTACTAGCATCAGTAGCTTCGTTTAACCCGGTTACATCTCTAATCATTTGTAAGTAATACTGATAAGTTTGTATTAAAGATCCTATTTTAGCATTACCAGAAGAAGTTTGAAGTTCTTGAATAGGAACTTTACCTCTATTTAAATCACCATCTTGTGTCATGGATCTACCTACTATACTACCAGTTTGAAAGTACATATTAAGTGCTTCCTGAGCGTTATAGTTTGTGCCATTGCCTAAATCAACTTCAGCTAAACCATCTACATCAACAAAAACACCATCAGGAACCATTCTAGATAAAACTTGTTGTAGTTTTAAATGTGTTAATTGAATCATATCAGCAAAACCAGTTATTCTACTAACTGTTGATTCTATCATGCCCTTATACATTCTAGGAGCACATATAGAGTAATTCATGTTAACTTTTGTTACGTTAGAATTTGGCCTTGTCATGTTTTCTGACATCTTCCACTCTAACATCATCTCATGACCTAGTATTTTAGCACCAGTATATAAAACCTCTATAGCTCTTCCAACTCTTTCAAAGTTATCACTTTCAGGTGGATTAAATGTATCTGGTTTTTCTAGTGCTTTTTCTAATCCTTGATCTGTTTGTTTTATTTTAAATACTTGATTACTATATGTTTTGTATTCAAAATATAAAACTTGAACTTGATTATAAGAATCTTGTTGCGCGTAGAAGTTTCTAGTATAATTCGCATCACCAGGAAACTTTTCTATTTGTTTTAATTCCTCATCTGTTAAACCAGGAAACTGTTTTTTTAATTCTACTAAACTAATAGATTTTACTTCTCCGGCATAATATATGTCTTCAAAGTTTGGATCTTCTGTGTATGAATAAACTAAATTAGCAGGGTCTACATAATTTAATGTAACACCGTTGGATAAGTTAAAATCTGTTTTTACAGCACCTATACCTATTATAGTTAAATCAGATATTAATCTTCTTTTTATTAATTCATATTTGTTAGCTGCTAAAACATTTTCTATAGCTTCTTCTTCTGCAATTTCTATAGATTGCTTGTAAGACAGTTGCATGTGAAGATCTAATTCATCTTGAGATTCAGGTATGTTATTAGGATCGTTGCTGTTAAAAAAATCCATACCAGTAGCTTCATTTGTAGCTTGAATTATTTCTTTAGCATACATATCTTTCATTATAGCATCAGCATACTTTGTTCTTTGCTTTAAAGACTCAGGATCCTGTGCATAAGCTTTTATATCAAAAATTTTTTGAGACATACCGTTTACTATTATATCTACAAACTTAGGTATAATAGGAACTGGTTTCCAGTCTAAATTTAAATAAGATAAATCACCATTAATAGATAATTCATCTTTGTATTTTTGAACAGATTGTTCACCTCTAGCGTATAATCTTAGTCTGTGAAAATTTAACCAACTATTTTGGTATCTATTTCCCATGCCACCTCTGTCTCCAGAAAACCATTCGCCTTCTATTGCGCGACCTACGGCGTAACCGTATTCGTAACCTTGCTTCTCTTCGTCTGATACTACTTGACTTGGAAATGAACCTACGTAATTAGTATATGTCATTTATTGTATTATTTGTGAACTATATCCTTCGTTATTATATTTTTTAAAACCTAATGGTTTTACTTCTAATTTTCTTTTAAAAACAGGATTATATTTGTTTTTATTACAAGCCATTATTGCTAATCCAGAGCTAATAGAAGCATCATGTTTTGTTCTATTATTAATATCAAATCTAGCCCAATCATTTAGTGTTCTTTGAAAGTACATGTTTCCATAAGATTCACCTAAATTACCAACATGTGTCTCTATATATGATTCTATAGCTGCAGCGTGTGCTTGCTTTATATCCTCGCTTGAATTAGGTATTCCACCTATTTCTCTTTCTGTAACAGACAATTTAGCAATAGACTTATCTGGTCTATTCATTGAATATCCTCTATAACCTCTACGTTTAAAATAATAAAGCAGCCTAGGTTTATTATTTTCAGCTAATATTGGCATACCATAAAATATACATGCCATAAGTACATCTTCAAAAAACATTTCTGCTGTTTGTGGTCTAGCTATATATTCTAAAAAAAACATATTAGGTGGTGCGTTTTCCATAGAAAACTTAGTTAAACCGTGTAGTGAACCATTTGATCCACGAGAATCAACAGTACCTGATATATCATAGCTGTCACAACCAAAAGCACCCATGTGATCGTTTGCTGGATACTTTAGTCCATTTTTCATTATTAAACGATTCTGAAGATTTAACTCAGGTACCCAAGAAATTTTAAATCTACCGTTTTCATTTGGTACAAATAAAACACCGTTTGGACTATCTTTTATACCACCGTGCCAATTAAAAGAACCTGTTGTTATTAGTGACTCACTTTTGCAGTCTTCATTAAAATCAACTTGTTCGTATATTTTTGTTAAATTAAATATTGATTGTTTTGCTTCGTCTCTAAAAGCGTGTTGTTCAGTTCTTGGAAATTGTCTATAAAATTCATTTAAACCGTCTTGATCTTTTTTTAAACCATTAACTTCATTTTGCCAGTATTCAATTACTCCTATTTTTATCTCTTGACCGTGAGGTCCAAAGGTTTTTTTATTTGGAGTTTCGAAGACAGGTAATCCATAAGAATCAATGTATCCTTCGTAGTTCCATTCCATAGGTATGAACAAAGAATAGAGTCCTGAGCGAGTCTGTCCATTGGCGTTTCTTTCTTTAATATCTGAATCATAGTATAATTTTTTAAAATTATCACCACCTTTATCTAAAGCGTTTGATGTTGAACCCATCATACACTTACCTATTATCTTACTACCTAATCTAAGAGTTGTTTTTGTAACGCGCCAATTATTTAATATATTGTTTGGTCTTTCCCATTTACCCGATTCATCGTGAACGAGGAGTTTGAGCTTTTCACCATCATAGGAGTTGTCACCGGTGTTTTTCCAGTCGATTGTGGTGTCCAAACCGGTAATTTCTTTAAGGGTTTGATTGGAGTCAAGTTTTCTACGGGTAAATTTGGATGCTGGTACTCTGTAGGCAAGTTCGGTTTTTGGACGGTCCATACCGTCTTGGATTGGTTTAAAGAAAAATGGATAATTAACGGATATTGGTACAACCTTATCTGTGAACATCTTTTTAGCATCGGGGCCAGATTTGGACAAAATCCCAAACCGTGAATCCGTTGAAATGGTCGCCATGTTGACGGTTTCGCCAGAGGCCATGAATGAAAATCCGGAACGCCTGTTTTTGAGATAGCACATACCATAACACCTGTAGTCTGCTCTGCAAGCTTCCCAGAAAATGTAGAATAATCTATTTGATTCCCTAAAGTCTGGTTGCCCAACATCAATTTTGGACCACTGCAAGTACATATAGTGAGTACCAGTAATGTAAGTAGCCACGTTTTTATTATAGAACCAAAAACCTTGTTCTCTTCTATTAAATTCTTTATCAATGTAATCATACCATTCTTCTTTAAATTCTGTTGGATATTCTTCCCAATCAAAAACAGATTTTATCTTTTTTAATTGTTTAGGATATTCTGTGTGACTCCATTTGTTTTCTTTAAACTCTACTACATCGTTTTGTTTAGGTAAAGCTATTTTTAAGTTCTGTATTTCATATACTTCGCCTATTTCACCCGTTTTACTTATAATTATAACATCGTGTTCTTCGTTATAACCATATTCCCATTTTTTATACCTATTGTTTCTTTTTAAAACTTTAGGTTTAATATGGTCTTTTAATACTTTATATAAACTTTGCTCGTACATTACTTAGATCTTCCCTCAGCAAAACCTTTAAAAGACTTTTCTTCTTTTATTTCTTTAGGTTTTTCGTTTAACAAATCTTCTTCAGCTTGTATTCTAGTTAGTATTTCAAACGCATCAAATATGCACAGTTTTTTAGTTGCAGCAGCATTTTTAAGTCTATCTGCTGTTATATCGTCTCCTGAATCTACAATAGCTTCTTTTGCTACTTTAATTAGCTCTTCAACTGCTACTTGCCCAGCTAGGATTATATTCTTCTTCGTTTCCTTTATGTTCATATTTAATTACAATATCATTTGATTTCATACAATATAGTCTTTCTTTATCTATTAAGAATTCCCATTCACCACCAGGCGTGTAACCAACTAGGTCCCCTATGTTTATATCTAGCTGTTCTAAGACGTTATTTCCATACTTTAATATGCCAATAAGACTTTTTTCTTTATCATTAACTAAAGTGTCTTTATTAACTATAGGTTTTATAAAACATCTATTGTTTATAGAGTTCCAGCCATCTTTATTTTTATACAAATAAATTTGATCTAAAGCACAAAAATATAGGTTTTCTTTAAAAAAAGATCTACTTTTTTTCTTTTTACCTCTTGAGTCATAAAAAGTTCTAAAAACATTTTGATGTATAATTAATATATCTCCAATTTTTATATTTGTTTTAAAAGCCAAAGGTATAGCTTTAACTATAGCGTGCCTATTTACAAATTTAAAACTTTCTATTTTGCTATTTAATACTAAGCTTTTATTGTTTATTTTTATTTCATTATTGTATTTATCACCTAATGGTTCTACAATAAAGTCATATAAGCTTTTCATTAATATTCTAGATCATACTCAACTGATATTGCCATGTTAGAATTAAATTTCTTCCACGGCAATATTTCGTTGTTTTTCTTTATGTGTATATTATAAGAATTGTCTGAATCGTTTAATAAAATGTGAGATATTTCGTGACCACCATAAACTTGCTGTCCAACAGCATAATGCATAGCGTCATTCTTGTAATCAGAACCAATACTTATTTTTCTAATATTATTTGCCATCTTCTTTTTCGATGTCAGTATAAGAACCATCTTGAAGATCAATATTAACTTGACCATACTCGTCTTCTAGTTCTTTTTTGGTAGAATCTATTTCTTCAGATACTTTATTTACCTCAACACGTATGTTTTCTTTTTGTAAATCTAAAACACCTAAAGATCTTAATAATCCGTTTAACTTAGCTTGTTGATCTTTTACAGTTTTTAACTGTTCTTCTGTAATTTGTTTTTTTGCTTTTGCCATTATTTGATTTTATTTAATTGTTTATAATTATATAGTCACTTGTTTTTTTACTATTTACATACTATAAAGTCACCTACCGCCACGCCAGCACCTGCTACAGCTGTTACATAATCTACAGCTACTGGAAGTATTGATCCAGATTGTAAGCCTTCAAAGGTTATAGCTTGCCCAGCCACTGGTGGTCCACCTCCAACTGCAGTAACACCCGATAGTATAACACTAATAGTTGCGTCTGCTGGCATTACACCACAATATATTACAGATGAATTAAGGTTAGTACCTAATGTCCCACTTTGGTTTTCAAATAACCAAGCCGGTCTAACGTCTATACTAGCTACCATAGCTGCTGTTAAGGGCATAGCTTGTCCTATTATGCCGTCATTTGTTGGAAATTGTCCCATTTTTTTTTATTTATTTGTTACTTATTGATTTATATTTTTCAAAACCACGTGAGCCAAAATAAGCTACATACACGGTTGTTAATAATTGTTTTAATAATTCTATCCACTCTTGCTCAACTGTAAAAGATATTTCATGGTGACTATCAACCCATATAAAAGCTATAGCCATAAACGATAAAAATATAAGCGCCATAGGGCGAGTATTTTTACTAAGCCAAGAGTCTGATGTCATATCGGATTCCCAGCGTCTTGTTATTTGGTCTTCTGCTGTTGCAGCTGCTTTTTCTACTATAACTTGAATTTCTTTTTTAATTTCAAGTTTTTCTTCCTCTGTAGTTGTTAGTTTATCGATAACGTCACCAACATCTTTGATAACGTTACCGCTTAACCATTCCCATATTTTTTTCATAGTTATTTGCTTTTCATTGCTTTTAATATTGAATAATAAGTTTTACTCATAAAATAAGTATGTTGAGCTAAAGAGTTAGCTTCTGTGTTAATTGTTTTATAAGCATCAGTTGAACTTTTAATAAGTTTAAGTTGATTTTTATGAGCTTTGTTTATTAAAGAAATATTTTTAGTTGCATCTTTAATTTCATCAATATATTTTTTTTGAGCTTTTATATAAGCAATAGGATCATTGGGCGCATCCTCTATTATTCCTCTTTTGTTATTATTATTTTCTTTTTTTTCAAAAGCAGAGTAAGTAAATACAACAGCCTCTGTTATCATACCTATTGTTAATAATAAAGAGCCACCATTCCAGTGTTGTATCTTAAATAAGGCTCCTAAAATAACAATTGCTGCTCCAATTCCATAGAGCATGTTTGTTACACTTAAGTTTTTTAACATAATATTTAATTTAATTGTTATAAGAATTCAATATAAACCCTCATAATAATAATATTACATGTTATTACAAACTATTACGCATTAGCTTCCATTGAATTAGATTTCAACATATTAAATTTATTCTTACCATCTGCATCACCTGGATTATTTTGGCCAATCATTTTGTTTAATTCTTTTGAAATTTCATCAAGATTTTTTGGATTATCAAAATCTATAATATCATGAATCCTAATGTTAGGAGAAAAATCGCTTCCTTTCATAGTTCCACTTGGGTTTGCTTTTAGGTAATCTGAAAAATCTTTAATTTTTTGTGGCGTAGCAGTTTCCCATGTTCCATCAGCATTTTTCAAAAAATCATATTCTTTCATACCTTGTCTAAATTCAGATAAAAAAGCTCTTGGCTCGCTTTCTCTAACCGAGTATCTACCTGTATGTGGGTTGTATTCGCCGAACTCACTAGCAGAACCAGTATTAAAATAATTTTGATTTACTTTAGCTCCTGAACCTTCAATAGGCGTAACCTGATCTAAGTTTAGAAGACGTTGATCTAGTCCAGAATTTTTAGACATTAATGACGATTGGTTAAAACCTAATCCTTTAAACTCTTGACCACCATGCCCCACTAGTTCATGAGCAGAAGTCATAGGGTTATTAGAATTTGTTCCTAATCCCCACATTACGTCTTTATTTGGACTCATACTAACTTCACCAGAATATGATGCGTTGTCAAACGAACTTATTCCAAGACGATTTCCAGATCCAACATTATCACCATATAATGCTTTTATGGCTTTACTCGGGTCGTAGCTTCCATCAGGATTATAAGAAGATAATAGTTTTTCGTTAACACTAATACTCTCTTTTATTTCTTTTACTTTTTCTTTTGCAATTTTTTTAGCATACTCTAGTTTTTGAGCATCTGTCATTTTTGCTATTTCAGTTGTACCTTCAAAACCTAGCTTTTCAGTTAAAAAATTTCTAACACCTAATTTTGCTCTTGGAACTTTAACGCCTCGGTGATTCAGGCTTCCAGCGTTTATTTCTTCTAAAATATTGTTAACTAATCTTTCCTGACCTTGAGTAGATGTCATGTTTTCAACTGTTTGATTTCTTATAGTTTGATTAGTTGGTGCATATGAAGACAACTCATCAACAAGAGGTTTTAATTGATTACCTAAATCAGTATCATTATTTGGTCTGCCAAATCTGCTTGTAGATCTATTTGGCAGTATTGATTCGTTCATGCCAACATCTTCTGGTGATAAGTTAGTTGATGACGGTGAAACATTAGTGGTATTATATTTTTTATTTACAGTTCCATAATAATCATTCATTGCTTTTTGCATTGAATCTAATCCAACGTCATCAGCATTTTTACCTAATGCATTACTCACTGCATTTATAGTGGGTTTACCAAATCCAGCTAAAGGGTTAAGAGTATTGTTTAAAACATTTCCAGCATATCTAGTAGTACCTTTAAGTCCAGCTCCCACACCTCCAGCTCCTATCATACCTAGCCCAACATTAACAGTTGCAGAAGGAACCATACCAAGACCCATTTGAGTTTTAGCTTTTAATTTGTCAGAAAGCGATAAATTTGGATCTGTTCTCATTGTCTCTATTTCTCTAGCTAATTGTGTTGTATTTCCAGTATCAAAACCTAAAAAAGAATTAATACCCATATCACCTAAAAGTGCTGATGGATCTGACATGTAAGCTAGTGGTCTTTCTAATAAACTTAATGAGGCATTATGTATTTTTTCACCTCTTTCTTGATTTTTAGCTGCTTGTTCTTTTTCTCGTTCTGTTACAGGACCTTGACTAAGCATTGGTCTTTCTTTAAAATTTTTTAAATCTGCAATTTCTTTAATTTGAGCCGCGTCATTTTTTAATTTTTTTGAAGATATATTATTATTTATTCTAAAATTATTTACAGCTAGATTATCTGAAACATTTTGGTTTAATAGCCTTTCGTCAACTACAGGTTCTTTATTAGCAAGCTTATGCGCTAATTTACCTTTAAAGTCTTTGTGAGGTGGACCACCTTCATGTGATTTTAAAGGACTATGATTTACACCGCCTTGTAATCCTTTAAAAAAATTCTTTTTTAATCCCATAATTAAGCGTTTTCAGTTTTATCATAAGCCTCTTTTTCCCATGGTAAATTTTCAGCTCCTTCATTCATATCGTCTCTTGAAAACTTTTTTCCTTCCCAATAAACATTATCTTTATCGTAGCTTAATCTACCGTCTTTTATTTGCTTAATGTGTACCATCTCATGGTCCACAACTTCTTGTTGTTGCTTTGGATCTTTAATGTCTTTATTTATAAGTATGCTACCATTGTTAGTAGCCATACCTAATGTGCCTTCCTCCATATCAACGTGTAATATAGGTGTATTGCCTGATTCTTCATTATATGGAGATCCTTTCATCTTAAAACCCATTTTTAATGGAGACGTTCTTTTTGCCTTAGCAGCTTTTAAAGCAGCATCATTACCGGTTCCAGAACCACTTCTACCACGCATTTTACCCCATTCAGGATTGTGCATCATAGAGCTCCAACAGTGTTTTATAGGTGAACTCATATATTGATTTTATTAAAATAAGCCCGCGACAATTAAGCCGCGAGCATATTTAGGTTAGTTAGTAGTATTATGCGTAAGTTACGAGTTCTTCTTCAGTTGAAACTGCAAAGTCAGAGAAATACATTTGAACTGGAGTTGCTGCCTCATCAAGTCCTAACTGAACTGTTGATTGTACACCTCCTGGATTAGCTGTCATTGCTGCGTATACAGCTTTCTGTGGTGATTTAGCTCCGTTTGTAATTGTTGGAACACCAGCGCTACCGTCTTTAGTTGTTCTTACAGTAATAGATACTACTCGGTAACCGTAATTTACGTTTGGTACAGTACCATCGCCGCCTCCAGATAATGCGTAAGTTTTTTGTAAAGCTATAGCGCCTTTCAATATGATTGATAATACTCCTGTTCCTGCCACGTATGATACGCTTTCGATTTGATCTACGTTGACTAATTCAGGTCCTTGTGTTATAAGTGCTCCTGAGTCAACAATGTTGAATTTTAAAAATTTTGACATTTTGTTTTGTTTTTTGGCTGTTAAGCCTGGTTTGGTTTATTATTATTTTGAGTTTTATACAGTTCTCTACTGTTTTATTTTTTCATACCACACATAGATGCGATACCTTTTTTTAACATTAACGCTGGTTTACCTAAAGCTTTCATCATAGGTGCTGCACCAGATAAGTCGCCTGCATATCCCATATCGCCAGATGCTCCAGCAATTTGGTTAGATCTCATATCTTCTGCTAAAACATTATGACCCATGTCGCCAGCCATTTTAATAGGCATTGTTTCGTCACCAACCTGCATTGTAGTAGCTGAAGGATCTTTTTTTAAAGTTTCTGCTTTAATAAAACCTAAGTTTTTTGTTACTGGTTCCCCATACATTTTAGCTGGATGCTTATCATAGTCATGAAAAATATTTGATTGATCTCCATGTGAAGAACCTGTACTACCGTGGTAACCTTTGTCTGTTCCTTTGTAGTTTTTATAATCTATATGTTGATCTGATTGATCACCTTTCATTGACCCATGCATTTTAGGCGCGTGATTTCCTGGCCCACACATTTTAGCGGGGTGGTGGTGGTCGTGTTTGTCGTGTTCACTATTTTCTAAATAATGTAATCTAGCCGAAGCTGTATAGTCTTTGTCGTAAGCTTTTGACGCGTCATATTTTTGCGCGTAATGGTTGTTTCCTGTGTAACCCATGATTGTTTTTTTTTATTGTTTTGGTTTGGTTTTTATTTTAGCATTTCCAGCGTTTTCTAGCGGCTTTACCTCTTTCTCCGGTCCAGCCTTTTGATCTAGCACAAAATGATTTTCTTCTTTTAGCAGCTTTGCTACCTGGTTTTACATCACCTGTAACTGCTGTTTTTAATTTACTACCTGGATTCTTTTTTCTATATTCTTTAACGCCTTTGCTAGTCATGCCAGCACCTTCATCAGTAGTTCTAAAGTTTCTTCCTTTACCCTTAGTAGTTTTTCTTATTTTGCCTTTTTTAGGCAAAGCAGAGTTAAATGGATTATCTGACTGTATATACATGCTTATTAAGCTTTAACACAGTTGTTAACCATTTTAATTTTTCCTCCCTTAGTTTTTTTACCACTAGGTGATTTCTTTTTACCTTCAGCTTTATAACCTTTCCAGCAAGTTGCTTTTTTAGTTAATGGACTTATTCTTGCTGAATGTTGAATCTTTCCTATAAACATATTATCCTATTTTTGCTCTTGTAGTTATTGGTATACTAGAGTCACATGTTCTGCAAGGCGCTTTTAGTATTTGCATACCAGTTATACCTGAGCTTGAACCTTCTCCATGAGCTCTACCTTCTTGGTTTAATGGTCCGTCCCAAACATGAGATTCACCCACTATACCTACTTTTGTTCCAGGTTTTAATTTTTCCATTGAAGGATCATATTTTCCGTGATTTGACATATTTTTTTATTTATTATTAATTTTTATTTATGTTTTTTATTTAAAAATGTTTCCTATACCCTGTAGTGCCCTTCCTACAAAACCTTTTCCTCCAGCTTGATAATCTTCAAAGTTTTTAAGTTTTTTATTTAATCTATTTACTTTTCTTGTTTTACCAGCGTCTGTAGCATCTTTAATTCTAGCCTCTAAAGAAGGTTTGTTTCTTTTGTAAGTACCTAAAAAAGAGTTTCTATGTTCTTTATTTTTTAAATTGGAACCGTCAAAACCTTCTGAAATACCCATTTTACTTTGAAAATCATATTGAGTATTTGGTGGTGGTGTTGAAGACGGTGTTGTTGATGGTGGTGTTACGCTTAATGTGTTTTTAGGATTTGAGTAACTTCCTCCTTTTCCTCCACCCATAGAATTAAGATTTGGAAGACTTGGAAGACCTAAAGCTTTATTTACTCTATTAGTGTCTTTTACATAATTAGTTTTAGCACCTGAAGCAACAATATTACCTATGTTCATAGCGCTTTTATAAGCATCTAGAGCACTGTAACTTGTTTTAGGATCTATTTTCATAGCTACAGGAGATAATGCGGCTGTTTTTTCTAAATTATTACCATAAAGAGAACCTGCAACTTGTTGCGCTATCGGTTTAAAAGAATTTAATTGACCGCTTTCACCTATGTTAGCTGGATCTATAATATTTGGATCTTGTATGTTGTTCATATCGTTATTTGTTATTTTTGGTTTTCCAGCTGGTCCATATGTTAGTAAATCTTGTTGGCTTTGAATTATATCTCTTTCTCTAGCAGCGTTTTGATAAGCCATGCCAGTTCTATCTCTATCACTAACAACATTTTCACTGTATCTTAATTCGTCTGGTAATTGAAAGTTTTCATATCTTCCATCAATATTATTTCCTAAACCATTAGCCCATTCTATTTTTTCTATTGGTTTTTCTGCAACCTCTTGCCCAGTAGCTTTTAAATAAGAATCTCTTTGCCACCATGGTGTTCCATCGTTTATACCACCTGGCCCAAATGCTGCTGCATCTCTAGCTTTTTTTGCATCAACCTGCGCTTTTAATTGCGGATTTAGTTGGTATGGCATACTTGATTTAAAACTCATGTTTATCTGTGTTTATCTTTATTTACATTATAAATAGCTTTTGTCAGTACTTTGTCTGTATAACTATTTCCATTTATTATTTTGTTTCTTCTTTTACTAATAGGTAAATCTTCTTCACCTAACATTATTTTATAAATTTTATTTATTAATTGTTTAAATTTAAAAGAAACATTATATATATTGTATTTTTGTGTTGTTCTGTTTCTATTTCTCCAAACAACTATCCAACCTTGCTTAAGAAGTCTGTTCCATCTGCGATTATCCCAACTATAAGAGTAACTACCAGTTTTAAAATCCTGTTTAGTAAAATACTCTATAGATTCTAAATATATTAACAGTTCTAAATCAGCGTCATTTAAGTTGTTGTTTTTACAAGCCCACTTTCGTATTATTCGGTAGTGTTTTAACAGATTAAGATTTTTTAAATCTACTGCATCTAGCTTTCTCATAAAACAACAACTACATCTTGTAATTTAATGACGTGATAGGTTAAATCACCTATTTCTATTTTATGACCTGCATGTCTATCAAAAAATATAGTGTCTGATTGTTTTAAACCTTCAACCTCATCTCCAATAGATACAACACTGGCTTTTGTGTATCTAATATCTTCTCTATGTGACTCTGCAAGAATTAAACCACCTTTTGTTTCAGTGGTAACTTGTTTTTCTTTTTGTATTATTAAATTTCTACCTATTGCTTTCATCTATCCTTATGTTATTTATTACACAATCAGTTGAAAGTATTGTAGTAGCTACTGATGCTGCATTTTTTAAAGCGCTTTTAGTAACTAACAATGGATCAATTATGCCATAATCAATCATGTTAACTGTTTTACCAGTAATAACATCTAGACCTCTTCCTTTTGTTTTAGGCATATCAATATCTATTATACCAGCATTTTCTAATATGGTCTTAAATGGTGCTCTAATTGCTTCTAGCAATATAGTCTCCCCATCTGACTTAGCTTTTATATTAGAACTAGCATTTAATAAAGCGATTCCACCACCTGGCACTATACCTTCTTTAATCGCGGCTTTAGTAGCACAAATAGCATCTTCAACTCTATCCATTTTTTCTTTTAATTCAATATCTGAATTAGCACCAACTTTAACAACTGCAATTTTAGCAGCTAACATAGCTAATCGCTTTTCAAGTCTTATAGTTTTGTCAGGTATTTTACATACTAACAATTCTTTTTTTATGTCTTTTATAATAGTTAAAGACTCTTTATTTATTTCTTTAAGTTGAATTATAGTTTCTGTTTTATCAGTAACAGACTTTAAGCATGATCCTAAATGTTCTATTTGAATCATATCCATGTCATCACCTAAATCTTCATTTATTAATGTAGCACCTGTTAAAAGAGCTATGTCATCAAACATTTCTTTTCTGTTAACACCTAATGTAGGTGCTTCAATTACATTTACTTTTATATTACCTTTAGTTTTATTCATTGCTAAAGCTGATAAAACTTCTGGACTTAAATCACCTATAACCAATAATGGTTTATTATTTTTTATTACGTATTCTAAAACACTTTGTATTTGTCTAACGCTTTCCACCGGAGACTCTATAAGTAAAACAAGTGGATTACTTAGTTCAGCTGTATTCTTAGCTTTATTAGTCACAAAATGAGGACTAGTTAATCCTTTAAAATATTGAGAACCTTCTATTACTTCAAGTTCTGTTTTACCGCTTTCTGACTGCTCCATCATTACAACACCTGTATTATCTACAGACCTAAATGCGTCGGCTATAATTTTACCTAGCTTATTATCGTTATTTGTAGATATAGTTGCTATTTGATCAATCATATCATTTTTAACCGATAATGATATTGATTCTAGGTATTTAACTACTTTATCGGTAGCTTTATTTATACCTTCTTTTATTTCTCTAGAGTTACTAGTGCTTGAAAGCTTATAAGCTTCAATTAAAATAGCATGAGCTAATACCGTTGCGGTAGTAGTTCCATCGCCAGCTTCTTTTACTGTTTTTCTAGCGGCTTGTTTTAATAAACTACAACCTAAGTTTTCTATAGGATTTTTAAGTATTACACTATCTGCAACTGTTACACCATCTTTTGTTATGGTTGGGTTTCCAAAGGAATCTTCTAGCAAAACACATTTGCCGCTAGCTCCAAGTGTAGAGCTAACAGCTTTTGTGAGTTTTTCTATACCTTTAAATACTTCTTGCTTAGCTTCGTTTCCAAAACTAAGGTTTTTTACTATCATGTCTGACATAATTTGATTTAATTAAATTTAATTTATTTTTATTTAAAAGTTTTTACAACTTTAGGTCCATTTGCGAATTCTATTTTTTTAGCATAGTGAGCAACTGAAGAATCAATAGCTTGCTCTGCTCCTTCTAATGTTTCGCGTCTGGTTACATCAATCCAATTCTCGCAACATGTATCTTTTTCAGGATTACACTCGCATTTTGGATCTTTGTACTCGGTTTGATAAAAACCGTTTGGTAATTGAACAATACGCCAATTTTTTTTGTCAGCTACATGCTTCCAAAGGTTTAAGGTTTCTTGTGTTACTTGTGGTTGACTATTCCACGAACTAGTCTGGTAAAAAAATGTCATTGGTTTTGGTTTTAAGTTAGACATTGGTTATTGCTCTCACCGAGCAGGTATATTTTTATTATCACTTGATTTTAACGGTTTTTACATTAAAAAGTAGTTGCATTAAATATTCTATATTTTAATTTTATAGATATACTTATTACGCCAGAAGGTAGTGCATCACTTGATTTTTTATGAAGCGTAGTTGCGGTGTTTGTCTTATATGTTCTTGTTTGCAATGGAATATCTCTTGCACAAAATCCATAACTTGGATTTGTAGGAGTACCTTGTGAGGCACTTAATATTTCATTTATTCTTGATCCAGGTAATGTTGTTATTGTAGCGGAAGCGTTTGTGTTACTAGCTTGTCTTACATCATAACTTTGGTTACCACTTATAGATCCTGTTGCACTGTATTTTACCATCCAGTCAGATTCTGTAACTATAATTGCTTTGTTTGTTCCTGGAGCACTTATTAATGTAAGACCTAATGTTCCATCAAGTTGTGCTTTGGTAAACGTCCACGTTCCTTCTTGTTCACCTCTTACAACATTACCACTTGGGTCAACAGCTAAAGTTGCTAATGTATCTTGAGTTGGCGCTTGGTTGTTTTGATTCGCGTTTAAAGCACCAGCTGGACTACCAGTTCCAACAGCTGTAGCAGTATATGGATCGAACTTAACAGCTCCTTCTTTTACAGTAATCATTTTTGCGCCTTTACTTATAAGACTTACTGAATTAGCGCCATCAAACTCTCCTAAACCTGTGTCTGTATCACCTGTAGAAGTATACGCAACCGATGTAGCACCTGTTTTAACGTGATAGCTTTTTTCGGAATACAAAGTTCCAGAAGAAAAAGTAAGCGAATTACTTGAGTTTACACTTGAAGTACCGTTCCAAAGAGTTACGTTTCCACTTGTGCCTGTACCGGTTACTGTACCTGTGTTTGTTGTATAACCTGCACCATTAGTTAATTGATTGTTATTGGTTATACCATTAGTTATTGTAACAATACCGCTACTTTCAGCTGTAGAAATGTTTGTTCCCCCTGCAATCTTCATTGTAGCACCATTGGTAATTGTAGCAGACCCAGAATCTGAACTTACTATCCAGGTTGACATTGAGCCACCCGAAGATGTTACATATCCAGCACCGTTAGTTAACTGGTTGTTATTGGTTATATAGTTAGCGTTAGTTGCGCCTGTATATCCAAGCGTAGCCAATGTAGTTGTAGCAGAAGTTAAACCTGTAACATGTCCATATGTATCTAGCGTTACGTCTTGTATATATGTATTACCTGAATTATTTACAGAACCTTGACTTGATGTATCTGCGTGCGATAGAGTTCCAGTTGAAGTTATTGTTCCACCCGTAAGTCCACCACCGGTTGCAACACTCGTAACACCAGAACTTGAACTTGTACCAGCTCCTATAAGAGTTCTTACTTCTGTAGCTGTAATACCACTATTTAAACTTGGCGTAGAACCATTACTTAGTATTGCTGGAGTACCAGTGTCATTTACAACACCTAAATTGGTTCTTGCTGCAGATGCAGATGATGCGCCAGTTCCTCCATTAGCAACTGATAAATCTGTACCTGACCAGTTTCCATTATTAATACTAACTGATCCACCTAATGTAATAGTACCTGTTGAGGTTATTGTACCTCCAGTTAATGTTATACCGTTTACTGATCCTGATGTAGCAACAGAAGTTACACCTTGAGCGTCACTATTAGCTGATATAGAAGTTACGTGTCCTGTAGCATTTACTGTTACAGTAGCTCTTGCATATGAACCTGCAGTCACACCTGAATTTGCATGAGCAATAGTTACAGAACCACTTGATCCACCACCTGTTATTGGTGAGGTTGTACTTACATTTGTAATATCACCCTGTGGCACACCAGCCACAGCAGTATCAACATAAGTCTTATTTGCTGCGTCTTGTGCTGCTGTAGGCGTGGCTAGCTCAATAATTTTATTGTTATTCATATCAAAATTACGGAACCATTGTAATTTACTAGTATCATTAGTTGCATAACTCATCATTAGAGTTTCTGTACTAGCATTTACTGTATACCATTGATGTGTATAACCACTGTCCCAATACCATCTTGCACCATAATTAACATCACCTGTTGTTCCTTCACCAAACCAAAACTCTGCATTACCACTATCAGTTGCACCAACATATAATTTATCATTAACATGCACATAGTCCCCATTAGCATTTCCAAGAAAAGAATTTCCTGTTACTGTAAAGTTTCCAGTATTTGTATAATTACCAGTATAAGAACCAGACATTGTTAAAGTTCCAGTTGATGTAATAGTTCCTCCAGTCAAACCATTTCCAGTTGCTACAGAAGTTACACCTTGGGCGTCACTACCATTTGATACAGACGTTATGTGTCCTGAAGCATTAACTGTTACATTTGCATTTGTATAACTTCCAGCAGTTGCTCCTGAATTATCATGCGTTACAGATATTGTTGAATTGCCAGATTGGTTAGCTGTAAAAGTTCCTGAGCCACCTAATACACCTGTTCCTTGTACTGTAAGTGTTCCATTACCAACAGATGGTATAGAAGATGATGTTATAAATCCAGCATCATTGCTAAATATACTTAATCCTATTTCGTTAGCTGCTTTTCTACGTTCTGCACCAGAATCTAAAACTATAAATTCATCAGTCCCAACCATAGTTTGAGTCATGTCAGTAAGCTCTGATAAATCTAAAGTAATTGTACCTGATGTTGTAAATGAACCATCTAATCCAGTTCCAGTTCCTACAGATGTTACAGTACCTTGTGGATTACTAAACGATGTAGTTAAAGTGCCACCGTCTTGTCTACCTATTGTTAATGTTATAATAGATGTACCTGTATCACCAAACGAAGTAATCGACCTATCGTAAGCTAAATTAGATTCACCTGAACCACCGCCTGACCAAGTCATAGTGCCACCAACAGCTAAATTATTACCATCAAAAGTAAAATTATTTTGACTTGTAATATTTGAAGAACTATTCCAATATGCTACTTTACCACTAGCGCCGCTACCTGTTACATTACCTACTTGAGAGTTGTCAATCTTAGTCCATGTTGTATTAGCAAATACAGCCCAATCTCCTATTGCCCAATCTGTAATGCCATCTAAGTTCGTGCTACCTGCAACAGACACTATATAATAGTCTCCCGATGTACCCGTACCACTTGATAAAGATGGCGAATTTGTACTTGCATTCCATGTTCCATCAAATTTTAACACTCCTGTTACAGCTGTATCAATAGCGGTTTGTATTTGTGCTCCTGTTGCTAAGTTAGAAGAAGAAGAACTTACTGTACCTGTTACAGCTGCAACTGTTCTTGCTGTTGATGAACCACTTACATTTATTGTACTTCCACCATCATCTTG